TCTGGAACAGTGACAGATTCAGGCGTTGTTGCAGTTTCTCCAGGAACTAATGCTCCTGCTTCGTAAGTTGTGCTACCTGTCAAATACCTTGTAGCGCCTTCAATATCTTGATATGTCTCTGGTTTTGTTTTTGTTGTTGAAGCTGTGATTGCAGTTTGATATTGTGTCATAAACTGATTAGCAAGTCCTGGCAAACCATTATCAGCAAAATCTCTTGACATCATTAATATATTTTGAGGATCGGCTGGATCAGCGTTAATATATTTTTTCATAATGCCATTTACTATTTCAGCTTTTTGTTGTTGTGGAGTTTTTCTGCCTAACATTTGATTTACACCACCAGCTAACATACTACCTGCAAGACCTGCACCATAAACAGTAGCCCGACCAGCAGGTAACTGAGCTACATTCATAGCACTTGTTTCTGCATTTCGATTTTGTATAGTTTCTACATCATACAAATTACTAAACATACTTGGTTCTGCCATTTCTTACTCCTTATGTTCTTTTAAACAATGAATAACCTGTATTGTTTGTATTGTTTGAGTTCCACCAACCAGGCTCTTCATCTTGTATTACTTTTCCATCTTGATTGTATCTCTTTTTTCTTCCATACATATCGCCCATAAATGAAGAAAGCATATTAGATTTTGTGTCTGTATAATTTCTTGAAGCAAATGGGTCTTGTAAAGTGTTTTGATTTGAACCTTGACCTATTGCTCTTCCTAAGTCTGCTTGTCCTGATAACGAGCCTCCTACGTCCATAGCACCTTTACCAAAGTTTAAGCTTTCGCTTCCAAGCATGTTTCTATAATTCATTCCAGTACCTATAGCAGCCATTTGACCAGTCATTCTATTTTGATTTATAGAATCTTCAGTAGCAAGACTATCGTAGTAACCTTCAGTTCCACCCATTCTTCCAGAAGCCAATGCTGATTCTTGGCCTTGAAGTCTTGATTGATTGTAAGCGTTAGCGTTCATATCTTCAAACCTTTTAAACTGTTCTTGCTCCATAGCGTATGGATCAGCTTGCATAGCTGCAAGTTCATCACTAGCACCTTTAGATATACCCAAATAATTACCCATTAATTCTTGCATTTCTGGAGATAACTGTTGTAACATTTCTTTAGTTTCAGGGTCAAATGTAACACTACCAAGTGCGCTTTTACTATTCCAAGGCAACGATCTTTTGTATGCTAATTCTGCTTGTTCCGCTTCCCAAGCTCTTTGCTTTTTAGCCATTCTATTTTGCCACCAACCGCCAAGCAAACTCTGAGCAGCTTGTCCGCCACCACTACGAGTGCTACCGTTTCCAGTTTGAGTTGAACCACCAGTTTGTCCTTGATCTATTGCCATGTTTCTATCTCCTACTTAAATTTGTGTTGTTGAAAATCCATTTTCATCTATTGCTGTGCCTGCTGTACCACCTGTACCACCGCCACCTCGTCTGCTACCAACTAAGCCAGCTGCTCCATCTGCACCATTTGCTCCTGGAGCGCCACCATTACCACCTCCTCCGCCTCTAGCATCACCAGATGAAAGAAAAGTATTCCCCTCATCATCAAAACCACCAGCACCACCATTACCGCCAGAAAGAACACCGCCTGTTGAGCCATTACCTGCTCCAGCTTCGCCATTAGTTCCTCCAGCAGCACCTAAATTAGCACCACCACCGCCACCACCGCCAGCAGCTATTTCAGTTCCACTTAAAGCGTCAGAATCACTTGCGCCACCACCGCCACCTCCGCCACCACCACCTCCAGCGATAGGAGCTTGGCTTGAACTATTATTATTATCAATAGTTACGTTTTTTTCTAAAAATAATCCAGTACCTCCAGGACTACCAGCAGCGCCAGTTCCCTCAGGATCACCACCTCGTCCACCAGCACCACCTTTACCTATAATTTGACTACCATTAAAAATAATTTTTAACACACCTTCAATTTTACTGCCTGTATTAAAAGCAGGAATACTTGTGTTATCAGAAAAAATAACAGTATCACCAGCAATAATTACATCTACATCACCAAGAAAAACTTGTGCGCCAAGATTAACTAGCGGTGCGTAAGTATCTAAATTTATATTTGTTCTTAAAGATTCTGCATCACCGCCTGAAATTGTAATTGTAGTTTTATTTACAAAAAATGTTTTCCAAGTTCCTAAGTCGTTTACTTCTCCTTTAACAACGGTTCTCCAAGCGCCAGCCTCTTTTACTTGTATGCCAGTAACATGCTTTATGACTCCTGCATTTTTTATATATGTTGAAGGAGCATCAGCCATTAGCTAACCTTGTAGTGTATGTCACCATTAGCACCACCAGTAGCATTACCTGTGCTTATTGTTCTTATACCAAGACCATTAGTACGAAGAGCATTGTCAGCAGTCATTCTAGTTCTTACCCAAGAGGTTGATGCTGATATTGTTGTATCACTGTTTGTAGCTGCTTTTGATGTGCTAAATGCTTCTGAGGCTGATCCATTAATATCTGCTTTAGAGGTTATTACAGTTTCTAATTGCCCAAACTCTGTATGAAACTCAGTACCACTTATTATTTTTTTAACATCTGTATCTGGCAAAGAATCTTTACCAATCCAATCTATTACTTGCGAATAATTTGCCATTATCTTATTTTCCCTTGTTTATGTAAAAGTGTTAAATTTTGTAATGAAGTTGAATAACCATTACTTATAATATCAATTTGAATTTTTAAAAATTTTGCCGAACCTATTAATGGTGTTCTATATTCTTTAAGTCCGTATACAGGTGAAAAAGTAGAGTTACGAACATGATTAGCTGCAAGGTGTGTATGACTTACAACTGTTCCTGTTCCAACACCAACAGCAGCCGCTTTAATTATAGAGCCTACTATATAAGTAACATTACTTGTACCAGCAGCAGTATTCCATTGAGATTGTGTAGTGTTTCCTAAACTTGCAATAGCATAATAATCATTAACTACAAATGCACCAGCAGTAACCGTAGTAACTGTATGTGCTCCATATAATGTACTAGCGGGTTGAACTACATTAAGTATATTTGTTTTTCCCCATAAAGCATTAAAACCGATAGTCCTAGGATTTAAAATAATGGTTGTTGTTTTAGAAGCTGTAAGACTAAAATCTTTATACCATTTTAAAAATAACGTAGAACCAGAACCTCCTTCTAACACCATAAACAATTTTTTTAATAACGATGCTTGTACTGTTTCTCCCAAATCTAACCATACTGTAGCAAAAGAGCTTGTGTATGTATCAGAAATTACTGTAAGTACGTTGCTAACTAAAGTTCTAGTTGTATCGTAATAACCAGTGTAGTCTGCAATACCACCATTTTTTTCTCCTACTAACATTCCATAACTAGCTGAATAAATTATGCTAGTAAAATTTCTATCTTTTGCAAAAGTCCAAGTTGTTACTCTTGGTGCAAAATTAGGCGTTAAATGCTTAAAATCAAAAATATAAACTAAATTAATAGTTGGAAATGACAAAATATAAACGCCTTCATTTTCAATATATCCAGATGTAATTTTTGTGCTTTGTGCTAAATTTCTTATTAACGTATCTTTAATATTTACAGATAAATCAGTTAAAGGTACTTTATCTTTTTCTGCGGTACGAGCTAAAGACCTAAGACCAGTAGATGATAAGAAAACTAAATCATCTCCAATTGCTTGAAGTGAATCTCTAGCCACACAACCAACACCTCGTATAACTTCATTAAGTTGCATTTGTGATACTCGATCTGGATTGTCATATATGGCAATATTGTTTCTACCAAAGACTGCAAGTTGACCGTAAAAAGGAGCTATTGCAATTATGTCATCTCTACCCCATACATTTTTTAAATTAAATGCACCACCGCCACTTTGCAAACTAAAGTCATCGCCATCTAATAAAGCTGAATAATGCAATATATCTTTTTCTTCATCTACACCACCCACCCAAAGTCTGCCATAAAAACCTGCGCCACAAGTAGGTTTAAACTCACCAGATGTAACACTTTTAGGAGCAGTATCATTGGAAACAACAGCATTATCTAAATGATGCGTAGCAATTGAGTTATTTGCGCCTCTAATACAAGAAGTAAAAGTTGTACTTGTTTTGCCAGTATAAGTAATAACTTCATCATCAATAATTATTTTTCCATTTGTAGGAAAATTAGTTGCGCTGTCTACTGTTATGGTAGCAAGCGTAGGATTAGTTTTTATTTCCACTACTCTTCCATTAGTGTTAACAAGAACTTCTCTAATTAAACCAGTTCCAATACCTCTTATAGCATTTGCTGTAAAAACTTCATCTACTGCTGGACTAGAATCAGCCCCATTAAGGTTGAAGTTTGTATCACCTAAATTAATAATTTTATAATTAGTACCAGTTACCATGTCTTTAGCAGCTATTAATTCACTTTGGCCTTCAGAACCTTTATGAGTTGCAGTAAAAATTTCTCCAACTGTATTATCAGTATTGCCACCAACCAAATCAAACGGAGTAGGTATAGTTCCTAACACAGTAATTTTATAAGTTTTACCTGTCAAAATACCATTACTTGCATGAGCCGTATCAGTTATTTCAGAACCATCAGCAAGGTTAATTAAATTAGTTGCATCAGCAGTTGACCATTTTTCATTTGTAGAACTAGAGCCATCATATCTTTGAGGCACTACGCCAGCGTGCAAACAATGAAGTCTGTCATTAAAATTAATAAACTGCCAATCTCCTGTTGTATTAGCTACAGTATGTTTAACATCTAATCCACTTGAAGGAAAAGGCGTATTTGGAGTTGCAAAATTTACGGTGTAAATAGACGTGCCATGACTTGCAAATATTTTAAGTGTTCCCTGGTCGTTATGCTCAACCATAGAACCTATTTCTGCATTAACTTGAATTGTTCTTTGGTTTAGTCCTTTTCGTATAGACACACGACCAGATTCTTTAATAACTATATTTTCTGCTTTAACAAGCCAAGCTGCTTCTAATGATGCAGGATTAGTTTGAGTATTTAACCCATTAATACCTATATCTAATAAAGGATTGTACGATAATTGTTTAGCCATTAATTAACATACCAATCTGATTCATATTCAGTATTTCCACTATCTAACATAATTGCTTGTTTAAGTGCTTCACTAGCTTCTTGCGCCATAAGACTAGATTGTGTTCCTCCATCTTCTCCACGCTCTGCTATTGCTCTTGCCCAAGCACCTAATAAAACTGGTTGAGTTGGAACTTTTAATACTGTAGCAGCTAAAGTTAATTCATCTTGATGTTTTACAAGATCAAAAGATATTGTCTGTATTTGTGAAGGAATTGGTGATAAATCTACTTTTAAATTATTTAAAGTATCTGTTCCGTTAAAACCATAATACTCAGGTTCACCAGTAGGGTCTGCTGGGTACTTTGTCTTATTAAGGTAGCTTTGGCTTACCTGGACTAATTGAGTGCCAGTAGAGTTATTAATTGCATCAATAATTTTAAATTGTTGACCTGATAATAAACTGTAATTTTTAGTGCCAACTACAGTAGTTATATTTTTAGTTTCTCTTAGAACTAACCAATCGTGATAATTTTCTACAGATTGTTTAGAATCATTTACTAATGAACCAACTACTTTTTGATAATCAGTTACATTAGCGCTGTTATTAATATTGCCAGACCAATCAACAGGTATTATGTCCTCTCTAAGTCTTATTAATATTTGATTAATTAATTCTATATAAGTCATTTTTTTTCCTCCTATTTACGACAAAGGGCCGAGCCAAAAAAAAAGCTCAAAATTAATTCAGAAAATGCAAAAATCTCACTATTTTTGACCATGCCTGATACCACTTCATAAGTGACAGTATCAGGTGTAAGTTTCATACCCAAAACTGAAAAGCCTTCTTTAACTGTAGGCATTACAGTATCTAATCCAGCCAATGGCGCAAACTGAATTACTAGGAGACAAGAAAGCACAGCGAGGATCAAAATTCTTCTGTTCATTGCGCTGAACTTTGTTTCCTTGACTGCAAAATCGCGTGCTTGATTAATAGAAGCATTCTGAGCTGACATTGCTTGTATCATTAATTTTTGCTGCTCTTGGTTAGCGTGCTGCTTCATAGCAAATAATTTACCAAAAAACCCAAGGGCTATTGGCGCTATAGATGTTAATAAACTGATCATAGTGCTACCTTAAATGCTTCAATAATTCCTATTTGTGTAATTACATACCAACCTAATGCGCCATAGATTCCATATTTAATTTGCACTAAAGACATATTAATTTTTTGTATACATAAATTAGTGTCATCAACTTTACTAAACAACTTAGATATTTGCATATCTTGCTTATCTGATATAGTTTCTAATCTTGAAACTCTAACTTCGTAATCTAACATTATTTGCTTTTAGCTTTAATTTGTGATTTTTTACTTAAATCTTTAAGATGAAACAATTTAACACTGGTTTTAGTATGTGATTTATTAGTATGTAAATCTCCATTAGGCATTTTGTGAGAATTACCTGTATGCTCAGTGCCATCTTTTTTAAAATGCTTTACGCCTTTCATTATTAATATTTCCTATTTTTGCGTTTAACTGGACTTTTTCTTTTCTTTGGTTTTGTTCCGTACATAATGTATCTCCTATTTATTAAGTCCTACCGCACTACCTGTTAAGATAGCACCAAAAGCAAGGTGAAATAAGCCACCTCCCATTAAAGTAAACGGACTGTGTTGACCTGTTAACTTTTTCATTAATTCCATTTGAACCATTGGTTCACTTGTAGCATTTATAACTTCCATAAAAGCACTAATGTCTGGTCTATTAATTCCATACCAAACTGGTACAAATAAAAAATCATAAAAACAAATTATTAAATATAATACTAAAGCTGTCCATCTCCAACGTAGCGTACTTCTTTCTATTTCTGTCATTTAGATACAAGGTGGAGTGCACCTTACAGCTTCAACACCCAATACAACAGCTACAATAAAACCTAACACTACACAAGCAAGAAGAATAGCTAAACCTTTAGTCATGCCGAGTCATTGTCTTTTTTCTTCTTCTTTTTCTTTTTCTTATCTTGTTTTAATTTAATTTGTTTTTTAAGTTTTTGAATAGCATTGCCTTGATTGTTTTTAGCTTTAATTAACTTTGTAGTTTTTTGGCGTAGCTCTTCAACCATTTGAGTAAGTTCTTCAATTTGTTGATGTCCTATTATCATTCCATCCATAACAGAAGCTAAATCTAAACGCATCATTATTTGGTTTTCGAGAACTTCTTGTTGATTAGACTTTTCATATTTAGAATACATAATTTCTACTTTACTGTCTATCTTACTAACATACCAAAGCATACCGCCAGCTTGTATAGCAATAGCCATTACTAACGCTAAAGGCATTTTCATTTCATTAGTCATTTTTTCTTACTCCATTTAAATGTTTGGCTTGCTTTTATTGAAGGGTTGTCTATATTGCTTGCTTTAGATGAAGCTGATATAGTTGTTTTTTCTGGAAAAACTGAACATCCTACTAAAGATATTAAAGCTATAAAAAGTAATATATATTTTGTAAGCATCCAGTTTCTCCTAGAATTAATTAAACTTCTAAAGACGAACTAAGAGCACCAACAAAAGCTGATTTACCAAACATTAATTGATCTAGGTTAAATTGGCTTGTGCTAATTTTCCTATCTAAGTCGTTAATGTGGTTAATGATTTGTTTTTGCTCATCAGTCATATCTTCGTAAATATGGTCTACATCATTTACTGTAATAACTGTCTTTTCTTTTTTAGTTTTTTTAGACATTATTTACTCCTATAATTAAGATGCTATAGCTGCATCAATATCTGTCATACTTTCATCAGTCCACCAAGATGAATCATCATCGTGTACTTGTGCTTTTTGTATTACTAGGTGTTCTACATTCCTAGCTTTTCTTGCTGTAAATTCATCCGAAGTTTCTCCATCATCTTGACTGCTGTTTACTTCATCTACTGAATGCCCCATTGCAACATAGTGTGCTGCGATTTCTTCTGCTGTTTGACTAGCCATCTTCTTGCTCCTGTTTTAATAATTCGAGGGTTTCAATTCTAGTCAACAAATCCTCGTTTTTTGCTGAAAGTTCTTGTATAGCATTAACTAATACTGGTACAAATTTAATGTAATCAATAGTAACTTTGCTACCATCTTCTGAAGGCGTAGTAAGTATATTATTTTTAAATATTATGTCGTACCCTGCTGATACTTCTAAGGCTTGTACTTCATCTACTTTAAAACCTACATCTAAACAATCTTCTGATTCCCATTTATAAGTAACAGAAGATAAATCCGTAACAAATTTAAGACCTAATTCAAGGTTATCAAAGTCTGTTTTATTTTCTAATGCCATTATGAGTTCTCCAATGCTTCAACTTTAGCTGATAGTTCTTGTATTGCTTTTACTAATACTGGAATTAAGTTTCCATCTGAAACTGTTTGTGTTCCATCATCTTTTTCAATCCAAAGATTAAAACCGTCTGCTAAACTATCTCTATGTTTATCTAAAACATCTTTACATTCTTGTGCTATAAATCCGTGTTGTGATTTACCGTATTCATAACCAAGAACAGGAGCATCTGAACCTTCAACATATTGAGGCATATCAGTTGGAACATCTTTAGCTTTTTTCCAATTATAGTTAACTGGTCTTAAATCATTTACAAGAGCTAATCCTGCTGTAGATGTTTCTATGTTTTCTTTTAACCTTCTATCAGAAGAAGCTGCTGCCCAAGATGTATCAGAACCATCAAGTGCTAATGAGGCTGTGTTAGCA